ATGCGGTACCTAATGTTAATGATGTTGTTCCTGCTGGCTTAACTGTTGTTGTACGAGCTGATTTATTAATTCCTATCAATTCTGCTACTCGAACATTTTCTTCTTTTACTACTTTTGCTGCAGCTTTCATATCATATCCTAACACTGTTCCTGAACCGATACCTGTCATTGATACTCCAATTAAAGCATCCTTTTCAGTTGTACGTTGCCATACTGGACGTAGATAATGGAAATTTGTATATCCTGCTTGAAGCGTTCCAATAAATGCTGCTGCTTTTACTCGAGCTTCATAATCTTCTTGTGATTCAATGTCTGATGCGTTAACTTCACATAAGTTACAAAATTGGAATGGACGTAATGCAATCTCACAGCATGGATTAGTTCCCCAATCTTTATCATTTGTCAAATAAATACCAGGCTCGCCTGCTCCCGACAATTCTACACGTTTCCATAAATCCATGAAGAATTCTTTAGTCAATTTATGTCGCATTAATGTTGCTGAATTATTTGCTCTTCCTCGTTGTGGATTATTTTCCCACCAATTACCTGATTTACATGAAATCATTTCTTCATCGTCTGCTGAAAATAAAGAGATAAGTGCAGCTCTACGAATTCCCCCGGCTAGTACCGCATCAGCTATATGACAAATCATGTCATGCACTTCAATTGGAGATAATTTGTCGCCATCTTCTTTTGCATCTAGGATGCCTTGGAGCTTGATCAAACATTCTTTAAGCGGTTGTGGTCCTGGAGCTTTTCCTCCTGATGTAACTAAGCGTGCTCCTTTTTGACGAATATCAGAAAAATCAAATACGAATGAAGATCCGCCAACAAAATATGATTTAATTAATACCTTAACTGCATCAGCCCATCCTTCAATTGAATCAGCAATTAGGTAGCGACGATTTTTCTTTGGATTTGGTTTATGCATTTCCGGAAGTTGTTCAACATGATGTTTTTGAACTGAATATCCTACGCCTGTTCCTCCTAATAATAAAAACATTGTTTCACCAAATGCTCTATAATCGTCAATTGGCAAATACGCACAGTTATAAACGCGATTCGGGGAAATTTCAATTGGTTTACCTCCAAATTGCAAACTACGCATTGATGGTAATACTTTTTTATCATATACAAATTTATATGCAGCCTCAATTTCTTCATTTAATTGTGGATACTTTTTGATATGCATTGATTTGTTTCTTGTAACTAATTCTTCCCACGTTTCTCGTCGATTAAGTTCGGGAATGTACTTGGCATATTTCATATATACCGTAATCTCACTCAAAATTTTGTTTGAAATTTCCATTTTTTTTTGTAAATCTTTGTTGTTAATAAATAAATTGTTCTTAGACAAAAAAAGGATGGATATTTATATCCGATCCTAATTTTAAATAAATATAGTTTAACCTAAACTTCCGCCCATATCTTTGAACTTTTGTGCTAAATTTTTCTTCATCATGTTTTCTCCGGTCTTCATGACCTTTGTTGTTTGTTTGCCTTGAGTTGTTTGTGGTTCAAAGAATTGAAATTGTCCGTTGTTTGTATTGATTTTACTAGGCAATGTAATGCCATCTGGGCCAAATCTATTTTTAATAACATGTCCTCTACCCGTACCTGACATTTTATCTTCTACCTTTCTAGATAATGACATCAAAAAGTCAGCTACCATCACTTTGCCATAAGATGATGCAATTTTATCTGCTTCAATAATATCTTCTTCTAAGGCTGATCTTCCTGCTTGTGATGCGGTCCAGACTGGTATGTCATATTCCCCTGCCATTCCTCGTAGATCTTCGTAAAGTTCTTCTAAGGCTTCGTGTTTGTCCTTTTTTACATTGATCTTTAACAAATCACCATAATCGACAATTACAAGTGACGGTTTTTGGCCTAACATTATAATTTTTTCTAAATGAGCTTTCAATCCCATTACGCCTATAGATTTTGTTGGAAAATATTTTACAATTAATTCGCCTTGTAATGTTTTCATTTTTTCTTCAACGGTTTCTTGATGATGTTTTAATGTCTGTGCATTAATACCAGTCATAACTGAATCATAACGTTGTCCTACATAATTTTCATTGAGTTCTAATGTATAATGTATTACAGTGTGTCCTGCTTTTACTGCATTTGCTCCGATATTAATAAGTAACCAAGACTTTCCAATTCCTGCAGGAGCCATTACTACACCCAATTCGCCTCTAGCTAAGCCGCCGTCCATCAAATCATCAACAACATCCCAACCTGTTGTAATTGTATGACGCGCTGCTTCATCATAACGTGCTGCTATATTTGTTTTATATTCTAGGCCGATATTTGTATCAGCTCCAGCTTTCATTGCAGTATCAATTTTGTTTTTTATTTCGTCATAACTACCCATTTTAAGTAAGTTGACTGAGTCCATAATAGCTCGTTTAATTTCTTGATTTTTGCAAAAACTTAGAATCTCATCTTTAACAAAAGTTAAATCATCAGACTCCATATATCGAAACACTTCTTTAAGTTGTTCTAAAATTGCAGTTTTTAATATAGACTCAGGCCCGTCATCGTGCAACTCAGTTAATTTAACTTTTAATACATCTTTAGATGGTGGACATTTATACTCAGTGAAATGAGCTATTATTGTTTCTAACAGCCAAACATTTGCATCTGATTCAAAATAGTCTGGTTGTATTATATCTGCAATTTGTTGTAAAAATAATCTATCCGTAAACATTGAGGCTATTACTTTTACTTGGAAGCCCCAGCCATATTCACTTAATTTATCTGTCATGTAATGATTATATTAAAAATATGTTGTAAACCAAAGTTTACTTGTGTGTTTGTTTTGCAAAAGCACTTAAAGATAACCAAGTATTGTTTAGCCATTCTGGAATGTTGCGCATTGCGTTCCACATTCTATCTTCCATGAATATACGCTGAAATTCCATTTTATTTAGATCAGTTATTGGCTCATTTAATATACCTCGTATTACTGATGATACTTGTGCGGGTATATTTAACAATTTGATATTCATTAAACGATAATTTTTATCAATTGTATCGTAGTTGTCTAATACTTTTTGATAATTTTTAGTTTCATTTAATAAAATTTTATTGTTGCATTTCTCCGTTAAATCATCCAATGTAAACTCAATAGCTGATTCTAATTCAGGAAATGCTTTTAATATTGTTTTAGGTCCTATCCCAGCAACACCTGGAATGTTGTCTGAATTATCGCCGGTAAAAGTTCGGTATACAACGTAATTATTTGGATGAACTCCAAATTCTTGTATGAGTGCTTCTTCATTATACATTTTCTTTTTTATAGGTGACCAAACTTCAACAACCGGACTTAATAATTGATAAAAATCGCGATCGGTTGAAACAATTGTAATCTTTTTACTTGTTGTTTCATACATTTGTGTAATGTATGCAATAGTATCATCTGCTTCAATTCCGTCAATTGCTAGTATTGTAATAGGTAAATTATCTAGATAATCAATAAGCCGGCCAAATTGATAACGCATTGCTTTTTGTTCATCTTCTAGTGTTGGAAATTGTTGATGATCATGTCTTCGTAATCTAGTTTTATTAGCTCGATTACCTTTGTAATCTTTGTAAATTGCTTTTCGTTTTGCAGAACCTCCGCGACCATCAAACACGATAATACATCGACTAGGTTTAAAATCTCGTATAGCTTTGCCAATTGAATATAAAAATCCAGATATTCCACCAACATGTTCGCCATCTTCATTTGTTGATGGAGTTGCACCAAATGCTCTAATAAATGCATTTGTTCCGTCAAACACCATAATACGGTCATTTACATTAGACGGTGCATTTTCTTTTTCAATTTGTAATTGTTTAAAAAGTTGTTGATATCTATTCATACTGTAACTAATAATAAAAAGGGTACATGACATTTGCCACATACCCTTTGTTTATAACTCATTAACCTTCTTCGTTGATCACTTCTTCTGTAATAATAATATCATCAATCCCGCCGTCAATTCCTGCTTGATACTTAAAAATATATGCATCACATATTCTTTTGTATAAACGCTCTTTGACTTTAGCATCTTGCATTACCTTTTCAATGAAATCTTTGCTTTGGAATTTAACCTCACCAAATACTTCACCCGTTTCATGATCAATATCTTCTACCGTATACCAAGCTCCTGACTGTTTAACTAAATCAAACTTTTTCATTAACTCTAACCAACCTCCAAAATTATCAATACCACTATCATAGTAAATATCATAATTAACTTTGCGATGTGGAGGTCCCATACGATTCTTAACAACTTGAACTTCGGTTTTACTTCCTACAACTTGTTCAACGCCGTTCATTTTAGCTTTGATCATTCCTGTATTTTTCAATCGAAGTCTTACTGATGCGTGGAATGGAATTGCTTTCCCTCCCGCGGTAGTCCATTGATCTCCAAAAGATACACCCATTTTAGTTCTAAGCTGATTTGTAAAAATCAAACAAATATTTTCTCGAGCGATCCAATTGGTTACTTTACGCATTGCTTTTGATAGAATGATTGATTTGCTGGTTGCATATCCGTCTTTATCATATTCAGCTGCCATTTCAATTTTAGTTGAAGCACCCATTACAGAATCCACTACAATTGTAACTAGACGATCTTTATTTGACTTACGAACACCTTCGACAATAGTTTCAATCGTTTCAAATATCTCTTCGATTGTTTCTAATGGAACATATAACATGGTCTTCAAATTACATCCAATTGCTTCTAGAAACTCAGAACTAGTTGCTGACTCTGTATCAATATATACTGCTAAACCACCTCTTTTTTGAGTTTCTGCTAATGCGTGCGATGCTAATAAAGATTTACCGGATGCTTCTAACCCTGTAATTTCAGTAATCCGACCTACTGGGAATCCTCCGTTCGGTCGGTTTGAAATTGCTAAATCGAGCGTGTCTGAACCTGATGAAATCCAATCTTTAACATTGCTTGGAGCATCATCATCTCCAGCTAAAAAGAATGCAGTTTTTAATGCTTGCCCTTTAAACTGCTTGTTAATGCTTTCTGCAAGGGTGTTTGCTAAACTATCTTCCAGTTCTGACTTACTTTTGCTCTTTGCCATCCTTACTCCTAGTTATTGAATAAGTCGTCAAATGCTGAAGCTACGTCTTCTACTTTTGCTGCAGGTGCTTTTGCTGCAGGTGCTTTTGCTTCTGCAGATGATGATGTTTCTTGTGTAGTAGTGTTATTGGAACTAGATGATTGAATGTCGGCATCTGCTGTTTCTGGATTCATCCATTCAGCTAATGCTTTTTCTAGTTCTTCATATGTCGGCTCAGGAAATAATGCTGTGATTTCTGGCTGATTCATGATTTTCTCAGCAATTGCTTTATCTTCAGTTGCCGGTTGTGTATTAGGTTTAACACGAATTGATGTTTTTGGATAATTTGCTCCTTCTGCAGGCGTAAATTCAACATCGATGTCACGACCATTCATTAAATCTGTAATATCTCCGTAATCTGGATCTGAAATAATTGATAATAATTCTGTATAAATTTGTTTTCCAAATCCCCAGAACTTAACTCCTTCTGATTCTTTTCCTCGAACAATTACTGGAACATATGTTCTCATTTTAGGTTCAATTTTTCGACCCATTATCCATTCGTCTTTATCACCAGTTTTCTTAAGTTTTTCTGCAAACTCTACTACTGGATCAGCATTGCCGAATGTGATTGGAGATAACATTGATCGTTTTGCAATGTCATAATGAAAATACAATTCTAAGAATGGATTTTCTTTTCTGTGTACATATGGAACAATTCGTACACGTGTCTTACCTGCTTCAGGTTTCCACAAATTTTGTTTTTTGTCATCCTGCTTGTTCAGCTGGTTGAGTTTCGCTTTGATAGCGTCTAGATTTAAAGCCATTTTTTGCCTTTTGTTAATTGGTTAATAATATATTTGTTTACTTATTAATTATAATATAAATAATAAATGGGTTAATTCAAAGTTAATTGTTAAGTTTTTTTAATTATATCATTCCTGAGAATATTACTCTCAAAACTTCATTTACATCGGTGTCATCGCCTTCAACGCGAACTACATCGCCTACGTTATACATTTGTCCATTGCTATTATCATGGAATGTATATTGATAATCATGATTCCCAATCTTATCGATATCAATCTCTACCTTTTTTCCATTGTATGATACCATTAAGGTTTGATTGTCTAATGTGAAATTAGATTGATAATCAGTATCTAATTCTTTTTTCAAATTTCTTAAGATACGGTGCTCTGGAGTATTTGGAGATTTAAAGTCGTCTTCGTTTAGATTTTTAGTTTTGAAACGACGCATATTTTCTTCTAGTATATTTTTTTTCATAGCGTTCTTTATTATTTTAATAATTAATTTATTGATGTACTAACAATATCATTTATTTCTTCGAAGTTTGCAATAAGTTGTGTTATATCTTGTAAAAACTCTGGGTTATTTGTGTTTCTAACGTTCCGGCCAACATACTCCAATAATTATTTTTAATCTTTCGAACAAACCAAATTAAGCCAGTTTTTAAATTCTTAATTTCAGCCTGGTATGTTCTACCATCCAATGTAGTTTTGGTTTCGAACCATTCCATGCTATTATACTTATCTACAAATGTATCCCACTCTGGTTTAGTTTTTGTGGAGCTAGAAGCGGTATCGTCGCGGAAGTCGAACGGTTCGTCATTATGAGGAGACCCTTTATAAAATTTTCCAACTTCTCCTAGCAATGTTTTTAATTTTATCATATTATACTTTATTTTCTATAGTATCCCAATCTACATCCCATTCATAATCTCCGCCGCCCATTACAACAGCTTCTGCTTGAACTGTCCATTTACCGCCATTTTGATCTGTACCCATTAGATCACCATGCCAAGTATAATTGTCTACCCGATCCTCTAGCTCATAGTCATCAAAATCAATGTTAACTGTTTGGCCTTTGTGATTGTATATAACATTAACATAAGGCAAAGATCCTTTAATGTCGATTATTTTGTCGTTCGGTGGTTGAGTTTGTTCAGTAAGATTCTTGGTATTGAATCTCCTCATATTTTCTGCTAGTATTCCTGTTACGAGTTTCATATTATCCGTATTTAAGTTTAGTTTTTATGCTGATTTGGTTAAAGTTGCTGTATAATCTCCACTAACGCCATTAATTTCACCAGTACCAGTAAAAGCAATTGTTTGCTGGTTTGTTTTGGCCTTACTAGCTAGCATTTTTAATGTTTCTAGATCTAGCATGAATAGCTTACCCGTGTTATCCTTAATCCAGGATTCCCCCTTTTTATTTTTCCATGCGGCCGCTACCGCAATTGGTCCATCGTAGAAGGTAATACCGATTTTTTTAACCTTGGCTTTAATTTTATAATAAATCTTATTTGTCTCGTAAGATAAAATGACCCTACCGGTTCCATCGCTTGCTGGGGTTATTCTAACACCTCCATATTCAACATATGCCTCATTGATGGGCTCTTCAGAATTCTGTTGATTCTGACTAGGAGATACGTTGTC